AACTCGACCCGCCGCCGATCGCCGAGTGCGAGAAATGCGGCAACGCCGCAAAATGCCCACTAGCGGAAGACATCGCCGCCCTAGATCCACAATGCGCTAACTACACGGGGGAAGAATGAAAGAAATGTTCCGCGCCGTCGTCTTTATGGCTCTCGTCCTCGGCCTTTTCGTCTGGGCCGTGCAGGTCCTCGACTGGATGATCCACGAAGAACGCACCTACCGCCGCCACCGCCACCCCGCCCGAGGAGGACGCCCCCGCTATGAGTAGGCGATACAAATACGAGGAGGAATACCTTCAACGGATGCTCGAGCGAATCCAACGGAACGGCCTCCGTCACATTTGCAGCTTCCACAAGACCGACATGGAGGAATACGAGCCCGGAATGGTGCGATGCCCAAAGTGTTTTGAGGCTAACGATGAATGATGACGCCGACATCTGGGCCGCGTTCGCATCCACCCCGCCTTACCGTGAACCCGTCGCGAACCGAGACAACTCTCTGGCCGGCTTCCAGCGCCGCCTCCTCGAGGAGTGCGGCTACAAGCTCGAGCAGGCGACCGTCGCGATGACCGACTACCGCGAGCAGCTCGACGAGCTCCGCTCCCGGTACGAGGCTCTCTTCGACCGGGCCGCCACCGCCGAGCAGATCATCCGCGACACCCACGCCACCCTCTACCGGCTCGCCGCGACCAGCAACGTCGGCGGCCTTTCGGAGACGATCACGATCCTCGAGGCGTGGCTTGATGGGTAGAAACACCATCCGTTACGAGGTCGTCGACCCGCACCGCTGCGGCACCTGCGGCAAGCTCATCGGCCAAACCTCGAAGACCCGGGCGTGGCTCATGCCACCGTTCGAGCGGTGCGAACGCTGCGACGCCGAAATCGCGGCCCTCATGCTCCGCGCCTTCTACGACGACCTACACGTCATTCACGTCCTAAACGATGACCGGAAACCTTCCCCTCGCTGACACGATCCGAGACCTCGACCGTCTCGTCGACTGGTATCGGCTACGGCTCCTCGCCGATCGGCACCTCGACGCTCGGACCGTCCTCCGCTACCGGGAAGAAATCACCCGCCTCGAAACACTCAGAACGCACCTAGAAAAGAGACTCAAGAAATGAACCCAAGCAAGCAGAAAGGCACCGCCTTCGAGCGATCCATCGCCGACTACCTGAAGCGCTACTGGCCCTACGCCGACCGCGCCCCCCTCACCGGGAACAAGGACCGCGGCGACATCTCAGGAACCCCCGGCCTCGTCTGGGAGTGCAAGAACGCCAAGACCATCAAACTCTCGGCATGGCTCGAAGAAGCCGAAACGGAACGCGCCAACGCTGGAGCCGACCTCGGCATCCTCGTAGTCAAGCGCCGCGGCCACGCCTTCGCCGCCGACCAGTACGCCGTCGTCCGGCTCGAGAACCTCGTCGACCTACTCAAGGAAGCCGGCTACTAATGGCCGAGAGCTATCACCCCTACGTCTACACCTACCCCGACGGCCGGGAGATCCTCATCTCGATCTACCTCGACGCCCAGCAGATCCTCGCCGTCGACTACGCCGAACGCCCTGACCGCTGGGCCACATGGGGACCGCCGACCCGACTGGAGGCCGCCAATGACTGACACCGACGAGCAGGAACGCTGGCGGCTCGAGGCCGCCCTCGACAAAGCAAACCACGAACTCGCCGAGGACCGCCTCATCCTGAACGCCCTCGACACCTACCTCTTCGCCGAACACCTCGGCCACGCCACCGCCCCCCAAGCCCTCGAGCAGCTCCGGGCGATCTACTCCTCCATCATGCGCGACCGATACCCGGACCCGCGGCCATGAACCAGCCCAGCCTCTTCGCAACCGGGATAGACGCCCTAACCCACACCCCCGAGGTTAGGCTGGCCCGTAGGAACGATCCCGAGACCTCACGCCTCGCCGCCACCGCGGCTAGCAGGCGCTCACCCTCGCAAAGGAGCCTCGTATGGCACACCCTCCTCAAACTCGAACAAGCAACCGACTACCAGATCGCGACCGCGGCCAACATCCTCCGCAGCTCAGCAGCGAAACGCCGGCAAGAACTCGTCGACGCCGGCCTCGTCGAAGACTCCGGGCTACGCGAACCAACCGACACCGGAACGCTCGCTATCGTCTGGCGGCCCTCATCGTCGCCGGTCTTCTAACCATGCCAGCCCCAGCCCGAGCCAGCTACTACGACCCCGAGGCCAAAGAGTGCTACCGCCTCGCGAACACCGCCCTCGCGGTCGGCTGGCCGCGGCGCGAACTCCCGACCGTGAGGCGAATCGCAGCCCGGGAAAGCCTCTGCCGCAACGTCGCGTGGAACTCCAAAGACCCATACGGCGGGAGTTTCTGCGCCCTTCAGCTGAACGGATCGAACCGCGGCTTCTTCGTCCGGGAGCGCATCATCCGCTCGAGCATGGAAGAACTACGCGCCTCCCCCACGAAGTGCATGAAGGCGGCCCTAGCCCTCTGGAAGCTTTACGGCTGGCGGCCGTGGGCCGGAGCGTCTCACGCATGACCGCTATCCAGCTCAGCCTCCTCGGCGGCGAACAAAGCATCCGCACGAGCGACGACTACTACACGCCCCGATGGATCTTCGACACCCTCGGCCTTATATTCGACCTCGACGTAGCTTGCCCACCTGAAGGCCCGATCAACGTCCCCGCGACCCGCTGGTACACCGCGGCCGACGACGGCCTCGCGCAACCGTGGAGCGGCCGCGTATGGATGAACCCGCCCTACTCAAAGCCGGCCCCATGGGTCGCCCGGTTCATCGAGCACGGCCACGGGGTCGCCCTCCTTCCAGTAATGACGAATGGCAAATGGCTTCACGACCTCTGGAACTCCTCTGTCTCCCTCACTCTCCTCACGCGCCTAAAGTTCGAGCGACTCGACGGACAAGTAGCATCGAGCTATCCCGGCACTATTGGGCTCTGGGCATTCGGCGACGAGTGCGTCGACGCCATTAGTCGCTTTGGCAGGGCGCGATGAGGAAAGCCCAATACTCGGGACCGTGGCGCACCATCCGCAAGCAGATCCTCGAGCGCGACGGCTACGTCTGCCAGATCCAAGCGAAGGGCTGCACCATCGCCGCAAATCAGGTCGACCACATCATCCCGGTCGCGAAGGGCGGCCCGTGGTGGGACACCGCGAACCTCCGAGCCGCTTGCCCACGATGCAACAATGGGCGCAACGCGGTCGCAACATTGAAGGCGAGCCGAGCATGGTGACCTCGAGGGCGACGCGAGGGGGGGCCGTTTCTTCCCAGCGAGGCGTTTGGCACCTCGGTGCAAGCCGTGGGAGGGTGTGTCTAGGGAGGTGGGGGGCTTCGTGACCGGTCAACCGAAACCGAAGAAAACCACGCAAAACCGAGCAAAACCTCGCGAAATTTCGGCGAATCTCGAAGCGATCGACGAGATGATCGCGGCGCTCCGGGCGGCCGGTCGGCTCGAGCGGATCGACTCGGCGAGGGTGCAGATCGCTCGCCGGTTGGCTCGAGCGGTGGATGAGAACCCTGAGAATGTAGGACTATGGCAGCAGTACCGCGCAGCAGAGGCGGTCCTGCGGGAAGCGGGAGTAAATGACAGCGACGGCCTCGAGGATCTATTCGCAGCTTTCGACGCCGCGGTACGCGACGCCGAGAACCCTAAGCCGCGCAAGCCGCGGCGCTGAAATTGCCGCGGTCGCGCAGCTCCTCGGCCAGCCGCTTCTCCCGTGGCAGCGGATCGTTGCCGACGTGGTGGGCGAGGTTCTCCCGGATGGTCGTCCGGCTTACCGTTCGATCATTCTTCAAGTCCCACGTCAGGCCGGGAAGACGACTCTCTGTCTCGCGGTCATGGTTCACCGGGCGCTCCGCTGGGGCGTCCCCCAGAACGTCGTCTATACGGCTCAGTCTGGCCACCATGCTCGGAAGAAGTTCCGTAACGATCAGCTCCCGATCGTCGAATCTTCGAGAGTGCAATCGGCCGTCGAGCGCGTCTATCTCGCCTCGGGTATGGAGGCGATCGTCTTCAAGAACGGCTCACGCATCGAGCCGCTCCCGTCGACCGCATCCGCTATGCACGGCAAAACCCTCGACCTCGTGGTGATCGACGAGGCCCGTTTCGACAAGACCTCCGACCGGGAAGCCGGAGCACTCCCGGCTATGGCCACCAGACCCGACGCGCAGCTCTTCATCATCTCGACCGCCGGCGATGTCGAGTCGACGTTCTTCCGGCAGAAGGTCGAGCAGGGCCGCGCCGCCGTCGAGGAAGGCAAGACCACGGACGTCGCCTTCTTCGAGTGGAGCGCACCCGACGACGCCGACCTCGATGACCCGGCGACGTGGTGGGAAATGCACCCCGCTCTCGGCTACCTCATCACCGAGGAAACGATCCGCCACGCCCAGACCACGCTCTCGCGGGACCAATTCGCGCAGGAATACGGGAACCGGTGGAGTGCCGCCTCCGAGACGCTGATCGACCCGAAGGCGTGGCAGAAGATCCAAGACCGCAAAGCCGCCCCAGACGGCGAGCTCTCGTTCTGCCTCGATGTCGCCCTCGACCGCTCGAGGGCTTCGATCGCAGTCGCCGACAAAGCCGGCCGCGTCGAAGTGATCGACTCCCGCGAGGGGGTCGCATGGGTCGGCCAGCGCTGCCAGCAGCTCTCCCGCCGCTACCGCCGCCCGATCGTCGTCGACGGCTACGGTCCCGCGGCCACACTCCTCGAGCCGCTAGAGGCGCTCGGGGTGCAGCTCCACAAGTACGTCCTGAAGGATGTCGTCGCCTCCGTCTCCCTCTTCTACGACGCGATCCACGCCGGCACCCTCAAGATCCGACCGAACGAAGGACTCGACTCGGCGGCGGCCGGGGTGCGGAAGAAGATCATCGGCGGCGCGTGGCTCTGGGCTCGAACCGATGTCGAGCTCGACATCACGCCGCTCTTCGCCGCGACGATCGCATGGCATCACGCCACGCAGAAGAAACCAGAACCCACGAAACGGAGCTTCGCCTACTAATGCGCTATTACTCATCTTTACAAGTGATCGGCACTACGCTTATCAGCGTGGCGCTCTTCCTCGTCTCCGCTTCCCTCGGGATCGGTTTCGCCGGCGTCGCGATGACGTTGTTCGGAATCGCTCTTGAAAGAAACTCGCCGAATGCTGAATAGGCTCCTCACGCGCCAGAAGGTAACGACCCCTTCCGGCGCATCGGTCGACTCATACGGCCGCATCTCCCGTTACCCCGCCGACACTTGGGCCGGGACGTATGTCGACACCTTTACCGCGCTCTCCGTCCCGGGAGTGTGGCGAGCAGTAACGCTTATCTCGGACGCGATCGGCGGCCTCCCGCTTCAGGCGTACCGCAACGGCGAACCGATAGATACCCCTCCGATACTGTCTCGACCTAACCCGCCAGAGACTCGGATGGAAACGATCTCGGCCGCGGTCGCGACGTGCATCATCCATGGCAACTATGTCGCGATCCTCGGACCGCTCGGCCCGAACGGCTACCCCGAAACGATCTACCCGGTAAACCCGGAGCGCGTCACGTTCCGCACCCACGAAGGCCGCCGGCAATACATCATCGACTCGATCGTCTTCGACCAGTCGGAGATCATGCACGTCAAAGGCTTCTCACTTCCGGGCGAACATGTCGGGCTTGGCATCCTCTCCGCTCAACGTCAAGGGCTTGGCGCGTCGATCGCGATACACGAATACACCGCCCGATACTTCTCCGGCGGCACCACGCCGTCCGTCGCGCTTCTCACCGAGAACCCTGACCTGACGCAAGAAGACGCCGATCTTATGAAGCAGAAGTGGCTCATGGCTTACGGCGGCCGCAGCCGCGAGCCGGTCGTGCTGGGGAATACGAAGGTGCAGGTCGTCGCCGATAATGCGACGGAATCGCAGCTCACCGAGCAGAAGCAGTTCGATCTCACCGAGGTCGCGAACATGCTCGGCATCCCGGGCTACTACCTCGGCGCACCGAACACTTCACGCACATACTCGAACGTCGAGCAAGAGCAGCTCCAGCTTCTACGCTTCACGCTCCTCCCGTGGATGATCCGCTTCGAGCAGGCGTTCTCTGATCTTCTCCCTCGAGGGCAGGTTGCGAAGTTCAACGTCGACGCCTTCCTCCGCGCCGACACACTCACCCGCTACCAAGCGCACCAGATCGCACTCCAGTCGGGCTTCCTCACACTTGACGAAGTGCGCCGCCTCGAAGACTTGAACCCGATGGAAGGCGAGCAGATCGACGCCGGCCCTCTCGAAGTAGATCCGAATCAGGAGTTTATAAATGACTGAGACCCGCGCCTACGAGATCGACCTCGAGGTTCGACGCACCGCTAACGAGCGGATCATCGCCGGCATCGTCGTCCCGTACAATGTCGAGCAGCGCATAAACCGAAGCCTGACCGAGGTCTTCCTCCCCGGTGCATTTCAGGCCGTGACCCGCGCAGCGCATCGCGTCAAGCTCCTCACGCAGCACGACGCGAGCCAACTCCCCGCAGGCCGCGGCCAACTCCTGAAAGAAGAAGCCCGTGGCCTCTACGGCGAGTTCTACGTCTCCAAGACCCAGCGCGGCGACGAGCTCCTCGAGCTCGTAGCAGACGGAGCGGTCGACCAGTTCTCCGTCGGTTTCGTCCCGCTGAAAGACAACCGCCGCCAAGACGGCGTCGTCGAGCGCGTCCGCGCACACCTCGCCGAAGTCTCCCTCGTCACGTTCGGCGCATACGGCGAGAAGGCTCTCGTCGAATCCGTCCGGGAAGAATCCCAGACCCCGAACCTCGACGCGGTCCGCGCACTCCTCGAAGGTTTGCCCCGATGATCGGCCAGCAGCACACCGTCACCACGACCGCGACCCTCGTGGTCGATGCCGACTCTGTGCATCGAACGATCGTCCTACACGCCATCGGGAACGGGACGATCTACCTCGGCGGCTCAAATGTCACTACCTCGACCGGCTTCTACCTTGACAAGGCCGCCGGCCCTGTGGTTATGCAGCTCGCTCCAGCCGAGAAACTTTACGCGATCGTCGCGACCGGGACAGACGTTCTCTCGACTCTTTTGCCGGATGCCTAATGCCGTGGCACATCGAGGCCGATAACGCCGGATGCTCCGGCTACGCCGTCGTCAAAGACACGACCGGCGAAATCGAAGGCTGCCACCGCACCCGCGCACAAGCCGAGCGTCAGCTCACCGCCCTCAACATCGCCGAATACGGAACCGACTCCCGCTCCCCGTACGCACCGACGCAAGCCATGAAAGACGAAGCCGATCGCGGCCTCGCATGGCGCGAAGAGTTCGGCCGCGGCGGCACCGCCGTCGGCGTAGCCCGGGCGCGAGACATCTCGAACGGTCGGCAGCTCCCGCTCGAGACCGTCGCCCGAATGGTCTCGTATTTCGCCCGTCACGAGATCGACAAGCAGGGACAAGGCTGGAGCCCCGGCGAAGACGGCTACCCGTCAGCCGGTCGCATCGCGTGGGCGCTCTGGGGCGGAGACCCGGGGCGCAGCTGGGCCGAGGACATCATGGCCGCCGAAGACGACGCCGAAGATCGAGCCCTCGAGCGGATCGCCGGCGGGGAGCGGCGGATCATCACCGACATCGACGGCACCGTTCTCGCCGCCGGGAACCGACCGATCCGCAGCGTGATCGACGAGATCAACTCCGCCGACGTCGACGTCTACGTCCTCACGGGCCGCGACGAATCCCGCAGGGCTGAGACCGAGCAGGCACTCGACGCCGCCGGCCTCGACTACGACGAGCTCTACATGGTCGGATCGCAGGAAGCGAAGAAGCCGCAGATCGACGAATGGCTCGCCGAGTACGACATCATCGCCGCCTACGAGAACGACCCGGAGATCCGCGACTACTACCGGGAGCGCGGCGTCCCCCTCGGACGTCTCTCGAGGATCGCCGAAGTCGACGAAATACTCGCGCACCTTCGCGCTAAGCGTTACGCTTAGAGCAGCGGCACCCCGCACGAGACACCCCGCGCATCGCGGCACCTCTCCAGAACGGCACCCCGAGACCCACAAAAAGCCCTTTCCTACTGGAGAAAAACATCCATGAACGCCTTCCTCGCAAAGCTGCAAGAACAGCGCAGCGCAAAGACTGGCCTCATCGACGCAACCCTCACCCGGGCGGTCGACGAGTCCCGTGACATCACCGAAATCGAACTGGCCAACATCCAAGCCTTGAAGCTCGAAGTCGAGAAGCTCGACGAGCGGATCGCCCAGATCGCAGACATCGAGGCGCGTAACGCCGCGAACGCTGAGATCGCCGCGAAGCTCGAAGCAGCCTCGCCGGTCGAGACCCGTCAGGGCGGCTTCCGCGTCACCTCGGAAGAAGCCACCTACCACGAGCGCAGCGCGAACGACTTCCTCGCCGACGCGATCGCCGCAGAGTTCGGCGGATCGTACGAGGCTCGCGAACGCATCGCCCGTTACCAGAACGAAGTCCGCCTCGAGAAGCGCGACTCGGGGACCAGCAACTTCGCCGGCCTCGTCGTCCCGCAGTACCTCGTTTCGCAGTTCGCGCAGCTCCGCCGCGCTGGCCGCCCGGTCCTCGACATCTCGACGAACGCAGCACTCCCCGCTCAGGGTATGACGGTCAACATTGGCCGCCTCACCACGGGCGTCACGAGCTACGTTCAGGCGTCGGAGAACACCGCACCGACCGAGTCGTCCCCGGATGACACGCTCCTCACGGTGAACGTCAACACCGTCGCCTCGATGTTCGACCTCTCGAAGCAGGCCGTCCTCCGTGGCACCGGCATCGAGACGCAGCTCCTCGGCGACGCGATCCGCTCCTACCAGACGAAGCTCGATGGTCTCGCGATCAACGGCTCCGGCTCGAGCGGTGAGCACCGCGGAATCCTGAACACGTCCGGCATCGGTTCGGTGACCTACACCGACGCGAGCCCGACGTGGGCAGAGTTCTTCCCGAAGCTCGTCGAAGCGGTACAGAAGATCTCGAGCGACTTCTACGGCGGCGCGACCCACATCGTCGCACATCCGTCGCTGATCGGTTGCTGGCTCCGCGCCCTCGACTCGACGAACCGCCCGATGTTCTCGCCCACCGCGGGGAACCCGTTCAACGCTCCCGGCACCTACGACCGCCCCGAATACATGGGCGGCGGCCTTCAGATCCTCGGCATCCCGGTCGTCGCAGACGCCAACGTCCCCACGGACCTCGGCACCGGCACGAACGAGACCGCGGTCATCGTCGGCGACTTCCGCGAGAGCTACATCTGGGAGGACAACGGCGGCTCGCCGCTCTACGTCCGCTTCGAGCAGCCCGACGGAAACATCGCGATCCGCACGGTCGTCTTCGGCTTCTCGGCCTACACGGCCGGCAAGTACCCGACCGCGTTCGCGAAGATCACCGGCACGGGCCTCATCACGTCAACTTGGGCCTAGTCCCCTTGCCTGAGTCCCCGGGTCGTGCAGAGCGATCCGGGGCTCTGACGCCATGCTGAACGACGCGCTAATCCGAGCCTACAAAGCAGAGCTAGAGGGCTACCTTCGCCGAGGTCTTACCGACCGCGCCGAGGCGGTAGTCGCGCAGTTAGTCGCCCTCGGGTGCGAGGAGTTCCTTTCGACGAAGCTCTCCTCGGCTCTGTCACCCGAGGGCGGCGCCACCCCGAAGAAGAAGACCGCGGCTAGAAAGGCTCCGAAGAAGTGACGATAACGAACGGCTACGTCACCCTCAACGAGCTGAAGGCGTACCTCGACATCCCGACCGCGGACACGACCGAGGACGCGATGCTCGAGCAGATCGTCGAAGCCGCGTCCCGTTCGATCGACCGGATCGCCGGCCGAACCTTCTACCTCGACGCCGCAGCGTCGGCCCGGTACTACCGGACGACCGACCCCTACTCGTGCCTCGTCGACGACATCGGCTCGACCACGAACCTCGCCGTCGCCCTCGACACTTCCGGCGGCGGCACCTACTCGACGACCGCGGTCTACGACACCGACTTCATCGTCGAACCCTTGAACGCTCTCGCCGAAGGCCGCCCCGTAACCCTCCTCACGATGGTCGGCGCTTACCTCTTCCCGTACCCGTGGAATTTCCGCCCGGGCGTCCGCGTGACCGCGAAGTGGGGCTGGCCTTCCGTTCCCGACGACGTCGTCGAAGCCTGTCTCATTCTTTCCGCGGATCTCTACAAGCGGAAGAGCTCCGTCGGCGGAGTCCTCGGCCTCTCCGAAATGGGCGCGATCCGCATGTCACCGCTCGGCCGCGACATCGCCGCGATGGTCCGCGCCTACCGGCGCGAGGTCATCGGGTGAGTGCCAACATCTCCACCCTCCGAGCGAACGCGGCCACACTCCTCGACACGATCACCGCGATCCGCAAGGTCTACGACTACATCCCAGACACCGCGCCGCCCGTCCCGTGCGGCATCATCGGGAACGTCTCCGTTCAATGGGATGACTCGATGCAGCGCGGCCTCGACAACTACACCTTCGAGATCTATGCGGTCGTCTCCCGAATGTCGGAACGCTCCGGCAGCGACGAGCTCGACGCGCTTCTCGCCGGTTCCGGCGCTGGCTCCGTGAAAGCAGCCCTCGAGGGCGGCTCCCCGGTGCGCTCTCTCAATGGTGCAGTCTCTACCGTAAGAGTCACGAGCGCGACCCCGATCAGCGTTACGATGGGGGGCGTAGAGTTCTTTGCTTATCGTTACGAGGTTGAAGCCTATGGCTAGTTACAAAGTCGTCTCGGAGATCGTCGCCGGCAAGAAGCCCGGAGACACGATCACCGATCAAGAACTCGAAGGCTCCTCGATCGAGGCGCTCATCGAGGCCGGCCACATCGTCGGCGAATCCAAGTCCAACAAGGCCGAAAAGGAGTAACCCGTGGCCGTATTTGTTTTGACCGATGCCAGCGTGACCGTCAACTCGGTCGACCTGAGCAGCTACGTCACCTCAGTCACCCTGAACTACGAGAAAGATTCGGTCGAAGTGACCGCGATGGGAAACTCGGGACACGTCTTCACCGGCGGCCTCCAGAACAACACCCTCGACATCACCTTCAACCAAGACTTCGCAGCGACAAAGGTCGCGGCCACACTCGACGCCCTGATCGGCACCACGACGACCGTCGTCGTCAAGCCGACCTCGGCCGCGGTCTCCGCCACGAACCCGTCCTACACGATGTCGAACGCCTTCCTCGCCGCGACTCAGCCGGTCGCCGGATCGGTCGGCGATCTCGCCGCGATGTCGGTCTCGTTCACCGGCGGAACCATCGTCAAAGCCGTCGCCTAAGTCATGCTCCTCGTAACCGTCCGGCAGAGGGACGGCCGCGAGGGGACGTTCCCCGTGTGGCCGAGCGTCGAGTACGCCTTCGAGGTTGACTCCGACACCCCTAAAAGCATCTCCGAAATCTGGGGCGACGATGCCCCGAAATCGTGGCATTACAAGCTCGCATACTTCGCAGCTCTCAAAGGCGGCGCGGTGCAGCTCGGCGAAGTGTTCGACAAGTGGATCGACACCGTCGTCGGCATCGAATACTCGAGGGGGGACGAGAAGGGAAACCCTATCGCGGAGGCCCAGCCTCCGAACTAATCGCCCTGATGGCCCTCAAGACTGGAATCGCACCGATGCACCTACTCGAAACTCCCCCGGAGATCTTCGACTACATGGTCCGGTACGCGCTCGGCGCAGGCATGGAAAAGAAGTCGGACTGGGAACGCCTGAATCAGGAGATCCTCTAATGGCCCAGACCGGCACCTACGGCTTCCGCTACACCGGAGCCGGAGCCGTCAAGATTGAAGGGCTCCGCGAAGTGAACAAGGCGCTCCGCGATCTCTCCGACGACCTCAAGAACTCGATGAAAGAGACGCACCTCGCGGCCGCGAAGACGATCGTCCCGGAAGCGATGCGTCTCGCCCCCGTCCGTAGCGGAGCGCTCGCCCGATCGTTACGCGCTACCGCTACCCGCACCGGCGGCCGTGTCCGCGCCGGCGGCTCGACCGTCCCCTACGCCGGCCCGATTCATTTCGGATGGCCGGCGCGACGCATCAAGCCGCAGCCGTTCGTCTACGAAGCACTCGACCCGCGACGCGACGAAGTGATCGACGTCTACGTCAAACGCCTCAACGAACTCATCGAGCATTACGGAATCGCAACCGATAAAGCCGGCAACGTCTTCGCAGGAAACTAGGCTCTAGGTATGGCGCGGCAGAAGTCGATCTCGATCCCCATTACCGGAAATAACGCCCCGCTCCGTAAAGCCCTCAAGGACTCCGAGAAGCAGCTCACCGCGTTCGGCAAGATTCAGAAACAATGGGGAGCAGCGACCGCCGCGGCCTACGGCGTCGCCGGGTCGGCGGCCTTCCAGTTCGCGCAAGACTCCGTGAAAGCCGCGATGGAGGACCAGAAAGCGCAAGCCCTCCTCGCCGACCAGCTTCGCAAGACCGTCGGCGCGACCTCGACCGCGATCGCCGCGAACGAGGACTTCATCACGCAGCTCATGCTCGCGAGCAACGTCACCGACGACCAGCTCCGCCCAGCCCTCGCGCAGCTTGTCCGCGTCACCGGCGACACGACCTCCGCCCAGAAACTTCTTGCGACCGCCGTCGACGTCTCCGTTGGATCGGGCCGCGAGCTTTCCTCCGTCGTCGTCGCGATCGGCAAAGCTGCACAAGGCCAGACCGCGGGGCTCTCCAAGCTCGGCATCACCCTTTCGGAAGGAGCAGCCAGCGGCGGCGACCTGAACGCGATTATGTCAGAGCTGAACGCGAAGTTCGGCGGGGCCGCAGCGGCGGCCGTCGACACGACCGCGGGACGTATTGAGAATCTGAACGTCCGCTTCGGCGAGCTGAAGGAGCAGATCGGGACCGCGCTTCTCCCGGTCGTCGAGGAGCTTTCCGGGGCGCTTCTCGACATCGCGAAAGGTGTCGAGGAGCAGGACTTCGGAAGCATCGCCGGAGGCGTGAACGATCTCGCGAACGAGATCAACGGGCTTATAAACCCGGCGAAATGGGTCGCGAATTGGATCGGGGACCGTCTCCCGTGGAACGACGCAGGCGAAGATGTCGACGCCCTCAGAACCAAATACCAAGACCTGTCGACGGTACTTCAGAAGGTCGCCGGGAACGCCGACCTCGTCGAGCAGGCACTCGCCGACGCAGCCGACGAAGAAGCCCGACAGCAGCGCATGGTCGGCTACATGAGAGACGACTACAAGCAGCTCTCCGAGATCCTCGTTCAGCAGGCTGACGACTACAAGAAGAAGACGACCGAGTCCGACAAGTCGACGAAGAAGACGACCAACAATACGAAAGCGGAGCGAAAGGCTTACCGGGAACTCGCCGACAGTATGCGCCTTGACCTTGCCCGGGCCGTCGCCGATGCCCGAAAAGAACTCGAGGACGCCCAGAAAGCTGCGAAAGACTTCGGGGACTCGTTCGCCTACTCGTTCGGTGTCTCCCTCGCCGGCGCATACTCCGACGCCCAGACCTCCGAAGACTCCTACACCGACGCCCTCAAGAGCCGCAAGGACGCATACGACGCCCTCGACGTAGCGAAGCAGGGGACAGACCTGAACGCCTACCTGAAGGCGCTCCAAGACGTGCAGACCGCGGAGGCCGCAGTAACGACCGCCCAGAAGGCGCGGATCTCACCGGCGGCCGCGTTCGCGAAACAAGTAGCCGACGCCAAGACGTTCGGCGCGAACCTCAAGACCCTCATCGGGTCGCCCTACAACCTCGGCCAAGCCGGCTTGCAGCAGCTCCTCGACCTCGGCCCCACCGCCGGAGCACAAGTGACGAGCGATCTCATCTCGGGGACCGCCGGCTTCTCCGTCGGCGACCTAAACGCCAGCCTCGCCGACCTCGCAGGGGTGCAGGCCGGACTTTCTTCCGGGATCACCGCAACCCTCGGCGGCCAATACAACGCCGCGACCGCAGCCGCCCAGCAGCAAGTCGACGCCCTCTCGTCGGCGTCGATCTCCGCGCCGGGTGTCGGTCAGGGGATGCAGATCGTCATCCAGACCGGCGTCGGTGACCCGGTCGCGATCGGAGCTCAAGTCAAGAGCGTCCTCACCTCTTACGACCAGAGGGCGGGGAAGCTCACCGTACAAGGACCGAAAAAGAAAGCGAAGAAAAAGTAGATGGCCGCAACCTATAACGGCAGCGTCGCGAACCTCGTCGACCCGCTCGCGAACTCGCCGCTCAACTCGCCCTCGCATAGTACGCAGCACACCGAAATAAACGATGCACTTCAGACCCTCGGGGTGTATCAGGACATTTCGTCGACGGTCACGTTCGGGGGATTCACAAAAGGAAACGCCACCATAACGGCTAAGTATGCGCAGGCTAACAAGTGGATACACTTTTACGGTCGAGTTACACTCGGTTCTGCCTCAAGTTTAGCGGGACCGCTTGACGTTGCCCTTCCGGCTGCCGGCACACTTGGCATAATTACGATGCCGTCCGCTTGCTTATTTTGGAACGGTGCGACGGTATTTTGGGGAACTAGTTTGCACATCTCCACGACCGCTATCCGGCTTGTGGCCCATCTCGTGAATGGCACTTATGCAAGTAATGCCGACGCATCGTCTACGGTGCCTTTTACTTGGGCGTCTGGACATTGGTTCGCGTGGAACCACGTCTACGAGGCGGCGTAGTTGCCGATCACCTATAATCAGACGGGCGTCACCTACGACTCGACGACCTACACCTACGACGGAGAGGTCTACTCGCCGTCGGTCTTTCCGGTCGCCGGCGTCTTCATCGCATGGAACGACGGCCCCTACGTCGCGAACCCGGGCTGGACAGAGATCACCCCCTACGTCCGGGAGATCTCGATACGCCGCGGCCGCGCCGACGACCTCGAGCAATTCGACACCGGCACCGCGCAGCTCGTCCTGGACAACCGGGCGCGAACCTTCGACCCGTTCTACACGTCGGGGCCGTACTATTTGAAGCTCACACCGCGGCGGCAGATCAAAATCGTCGCCCAGATCGGCGGCGTGAACTATGACGTCTTCCGCGGCTACGTCGCAGGCTGGCCCGTGACATGGTCCGAGGCTGGGTTCGACTCGACGGTAACGATTCAAGCGTTCGACGCCCTCGGCCTCATGGCGAACGAAACCATCCCCTCGGACTGGCTCACCGAATACACGACAACCCTAAACCCGATCCTCTACTGGCCCTGCCGAGACACGCGACCCCAGCAGACCATCCGGGAAACGGTCGTCGGCGGCGACCTCTACGCCACAACATCCCCCGCCGTCTACTTCTACGAGCAAGACACCCAGCTCCCCGGCGTCCTCTCCTCGCTCCTCTTCTGCACCCAGTATTACGGCGGCCGCTACCTCGACAACGCGACATGGTCCTACCAAGACTTCGCCCAAGCCGGCGTCGTGCAATACGTCGCGAACGCGACCGGGTCCTTCGTCAAAGCCGGATACGCAGAAGTCACCTACAGCGCCGCGACCGTCACCCTTCTCTACCAGTACGACGACGCCGGCGGCTACACCGCCAACACTCTTAGAGTCAGCCTTTTCGAGCAGACAAGCCCCGCAACCGGCGGCCGCAATAAGGTCTGGTCGGCGGCCTATGCGATCACCCCCGCGCAGCAGATCCATTACGCGATCAACTACACCGCCTCGACGAAGAGCGTCGAGCTTTACATAAACGGCACACCGATCACGCTCACCCTCGTCAGCGACGTCGCCGCGACCTCGACCGCTACGGGACCCGCTTTCTCGTCGGTCTCGGTGAACGACATGGCGATCGCCCAGCTCGCTTTCTACCCGCGGAAACTCACCACGACAGAGATCTCCAACCTCTACAACTTTGCCGCCGCTCGAGTATCCGAAACGACGACCGCCCGAATGAATCGCCTCATCGGCCAGACATCCTTCCCGACCCTCCTTACCTCGTTCACGTCGACCCCGGTGGCATCCGTCGCCGAGATCGGCTCAGGAGCCGGCATCATCCCAGAGATGCAGATCGTCGCCGACTCCGAAGGCGGCGAGATCTACGTATCGAAAAGCGGCATCCTCACGACGACGAACCGGACAGATGTTTTCAATGCGACCCGTTCCGCGAACGTGCAGGCCACCCTCACCGACTCCGGGGCCGGCCTCAAATACGGTACCGAGGTGACCATCGAGTACGACGGCGACGGCCTGAAGAACGACGTCACGATCGTCATGGGCGGAAGCGGCGAGGTAAACGTGACCTCGGCGGCGATCATCTCCGCTTACGGTGGCTCCTCGACGACGATCGAAACGCAGCTCTCCGACCCTTACTCCGCCGCCCAGCTCGCCCTCATGGAGCTCGGCGTCGAAGGTTCCCTCGTTCCGCGGATCACCCCGCTCGACGTGTCGGCGAACACCGCCGCGGCAGACTGGCAGACGATCCTCGGCCTCGAGCTTCTCGACCGGGTGACGTTCAAGCGGACCCCGTCGATCGGCAACCAGTTCTCGCGGGATGCTCTCGTGAACGCGATCGAGCACCAGATCGTCCCCGGGGTCTGGCGGACGCAGCTCACGCTCTCGATGCGTTACACGTCGCCGATGACCGCTGACGATGACGTACTCGGGACCGCAGACTTCAATTACGCTGGATAGGGAGCACCATGGCGATTTACACAATTACACAGGGCGAGAAGATCACCGCCTCGATCTTGAACACCTACGCCATGAACAGCGGCCTCGTCTACATTACACAGGGCACATTTACAGGCGTTACAAGCGCCGCACCATTGGCCGTTACGAGCGTATGGAATAGCACCTATGACAACTACAAGGTTCAAATAAAGGCACAAGGAAGCGCAAACGCAAACGTATTTATGCGTTATTACACAGGGACAAACACGCTTAATAGCGACAGTAATTACAGCATGAGCGGCTACAACGCTTCCGGCGGGACGTTAACCGGAGTCGCAGAAACGAGCCAAAGTAGGACGTATTTCGGCTATGTGTTCGGCGCATCCGTTGACTACGCATACTTCGACATAGACGTTTATTCTCCAAATCTCGCGACCGAAACAGGTATGCGAAACTTTGAGACCGTCTTTAATGCTGGCGGCCCGTGGGTGTTCTCAAGTTCTAGCGGCCACTACAAAAACTCGGTCGGCCAATACACCGGTTTCCAGATCTACCCGGACGCCGGTTCTATCCTCGGGAGTTACATTGTCTATGGATACCGAAAAGCCTAGTTTTACTCATCTTCAGCAGATCCTGCGAGAGAATGGAACGATAGAAATCGTGCCTATTGAGCCGGGCGAAACGCGGGACTCTGAACCTATGCCACCTCACCCGTGGCAAGAACCATCCGGCGAGCAGGCCGCCCCCGAACCCGTCGAGGAAGAAGTTTCACCCGATGCTCCGGTGGCAGATAGCAGCGGCCCTACTAGTGCTCCTTAGTGTGCTCGTGGCTTGCACCGACATTTACCGCGACCCCTGCGGGTACGTCCGCCCGGACGCGGTGACCGTGACCACGATCCGCACGAAGAACAAGGCGCTCGGCTGGGTGCCGTCGTCGACGATCAACTACACCCCGACGGTCGAGTCGGCGGCCCGGACGATGGGACCGAAATGCGGCTGAACCCTGCGCGGCGCTACTCGGAGGCGGAGCTGAACGCTCGTCTCCGGTTCTACATCGGTCTCACCCTCGCGGGGACTCTCGCCGTGTCGGTCGTCGTCGTGCTCTACGCGCTTCTTTTCGTGTCTCAGCCGCAGGAACAATCCCCGAATGACGCCGAGTTCTTCCGCATCCTCGGCCCGACGATCTCGTTCCTCACCGGCACCCTCTCCGGTGTGATGATCGGAGCCGCGGGTCGACGCGACAAGGACGGCGACGGAATCCCAGACGACCAGCAAGAAGAAGAGAAGGCGGCCTAGTGAACTACACCGGCAACACCGACCCGCGTGACGCGGCACTCCCCGGAACCCTCAAGCTCTACGAGATCCTCACCCGCGGGAAGATGGGGATGACTCCGCTCGGAGTGTGGGCTAACCGGCCGATGAAAGGCTCGAACCCTCCCCGCTTGTCGGTTCACGCGACCGGGAGGGCGATGGATGTCGGCTACAAAGCCGACCGCGAGAAATGGGCTCACGCCTTCGCCGACTGGCTCTCCAAGAACTACGAGGCGCTCGGCATCGAAGAGATCCATGATTACAGCTTCGGCGAATGGGGCCGCGGCTTCCGATGCTCCCGCAAGGAGCTCGGCGGAAAGGCCGGCTGGAAGACGTGGACGGCTACCGATAACGGCGGCTCAGGCTCCGGCTCGGGTCTCTGGCTGCACCTCGAGCTCTCGCCGAGCATGGCGAAAGACTCCGGGGCGCTGATCGCCGCGGCGTGGAAGGCTTGCAACGCGGCCGACCCAGCCCCGCAGCCCTAGCGCGGCGGCCCAAAACCCACTACGCTAGAAGCGCGTCGAACGCACGGCGCTACCTCATGGGCTAGAGCCGCTCGAGATACCTCTAGGACACGCTTCCTTCTCGGTTGTGCAACTCGGGCGGCTCGCCTGATGACTCGCATCTCCCTCTCTGCCAGCAAGGAGCGCAGCGACGCGCTAGCCGCGAAGCGGAAAGCAGACTCGACCCGGCACCAACCCAAACCCGACACGACTCCCGGGCCACCCGCTCGAATCTTGTCGAGTCACAAAGCAGATCTAGCAGCTCCGCGTCGTGGCCGTGGCTAGGCCGCCGCGAAGGTTCGCTCGGGATCTCTGCACCGGGACGGCTCTGACCCGCGTTCCCCGCGGCCCGTACCGTGGGGGGGATTCTCACCCTTACGCCTAGCTGAGCGGGCGACGCAGTCCTTCAGGTAGTCGGACTCTTCTCTGGTTGTGCAGGGCTCATTATGCGCTCGTCCTTGAGCACTTGTCAAGACCCGAACAAATGCTTGACTAGCGGCGACTTGTTCGGTATGTTCCCCACGTCGAAAGGAACCCAACAATGACTAACCAAGACATCCTCGAGCTCGTCGAACAGAACCGACTCAAGACCGAGACCGCGATCGAGCTACTCAAAGCGCCCGACCTCGTCACCACGGTCGTCACGATGGTCGCCGACCGCCGCCTGAACGCGGTGATCGGAGCCTTTCTCCTCGAGGAAGACACCGCTCACGCCGGCGAGCTTCTCCTCCGCGTGATCGAAACGAAGACCGCGGCCAAGCCGACCCGCGCCAACGCGAAGAGGCGCTAACCATGCCCGGCTTCAACCCGAACGACTACGAGACAGTCGACTCCCGCATTCATCGCTTCTATGAAGCGCACCCCGAGGGCCGCATCCTGACCCAGATCGTCGAGATCTACCGCGACGACAACGGTCGACCGATCCAATACATCGTCCGCTCCGAAGCGTTCCGCGACCGGACCTCAACCATCCCCGACGCGACCGGCTACGCCGAGGAGACCGTCTCCGTCTCGACCGCCCCGAAAGCTTCTCTCCTCGAGACGTGCGAGACGTCGTCGATCGGAAGATGCCTCGCGAACCTCGGCTTCTCTCCGAAAGGCTCACGCCCTTCACGGACCGAGATGGAGAAGGCGGCCCGACATGAAGAGCCGCGGCCAGTCAAGAAGGCGGGACGCCCCGCCAACCCCACCGACGACTACGTCGACGCCTCGATGCTCAAGTACCGGGCGAACTCTCTCACACCGGAGGAGAAGAAGCAGCTCCTCGAGGCGTGGCCCGTCAAACTCTCCAAGCCGATCCCCGACCGCATCCCCCCGACGGTCGCCCGGGAACTCGAAGAGGTGCTCGACGCGATCACCCGCGGCATCAAACTCGACCCGCCGCCGATCGCCGAGTGCGAGAAATGCGGCAACGCCGCAAAATGCCCACTAGCGGAAGACATCGCCGCCCTAGATCCACAATGCGCTAACTACACGGGGGAAGAATGAAAGAAATG